TGAAATAATACGCAATGTGAGCGCATAGGCTCTGTCGTTGGTATTACCATTTTCAAGTTCTACAGAGTCTTGCCAAGCATTTATACTCTGAATCACTAAAGGCATTAAAAATGACCTATTTTGATTAAAGAACTCATTGGTAGGTAGCGTCACCAGTGCATTCCAAAAGACAGTATCTATGTCTTTTCTGCTAGGCTCTTTGTCTTTATCTACCAAGTCATCCCATAACTCAGCAATACCTGATAAAGCGACTAAAAAGTCTACAGCACTCTGGTTGCCACCAAACCATTCTAACAGTTTAAGATTTCTTACTTTACGCCAATCTTCTGTATCGTGTTCAATAGTCATGATATTAACAATTTTATCTTAAACTGCCTAATTTTGTATCAAATCTGATTACGCCTACTCGCCAATCAGATAAAGTATTTCCTTCAATCTTTACGGCAACTTGTCTGCCAGTAAGACGTATAGATGTAGGGTTAGCCATCGTATATGGCCCATAGTTATATTGAGTACCAGTTGGGTAAAACTTGGTACTAAAACTAGCCTTAACATCCCCAAGAGTATTCTCATCAGGAATCATCCCAACAACACTTAACATCCTGTCGCCAGCGCCTATATCTACTGGTCCAGACTCGGCATAAACGCTCTGAGAATCATAGCCAAAGCCTACTTCATGCTCATAAACATAGCCATCAACAGAAACCATCAATGGATTGGCAAAAATACCACGATCTGTACCGCAAGTACGAGCTAAAACACCAACAGACCAATGACCTTCACGATAGTTATAGGTCACATAGGAGTCAACTTCTGAGCTAGAAGAACTTGGATAAAACCACCAAATCTCACCATAAGATGAGTTATGGATAGCATAAACCTTGGTAGATTGCTCTTGGTTTAGATTCTTAAATACATAGTCGCCAACATCTGAAGGCAAAGGTTTTACAAAACCATCGTATAACCAGAATCCAGATTTAGACATCCAATAGCAAGAATTGTCAGTTACAGCAACACATTGCTTTGAAATAGCGCCACAACTGGTTGCAACTCTGTCAAAACTGTAGATATAAGGTGGGCCAATATAGGTAGCCGTATGAACATCTACATCAGTAAATATGATCGTAGCGCCACGCACTCTCTTGGCACATTGAATAGATCCTACTGTAGTTATCTCAAAATCACCCGCTTGATTTGTGGCAGATGGAGTCCATACAGTATTATTTTCTTGGTCACACCAAGCAATCTTGCGGGGATTTCCACTAGCACCCAAAGCAAATAAGAATCGTTCTTGAGTAACAACAAGGCCAACATTGCTAGTTGGAGCATTTGTAATGGCTGCAGCATCAGAGGCAATATTTAACTGCCATTCAAGCAATCGCCCATCCTTAGATGAACAAGCCACCAAATACTCACCCCAACTGTCTAAACTCCATGTTGTAGCAGGTGTAAAAGAGCCTAAATCAGGTCTAGCAACGCCATAAGCAAAGTTGCCATAGGTAGAGTAGCCATAACCAAGCTTTTGTAGCTGATCGGCATCTCCTGCCACCAAATCTGTAGGGGCAATGCTTGTCAGAGTACCCGCTTCATTCATTGAATAAAGGTTTGTATGTGTACCTATTCCAATACGTCTATTGCCTGAGTTATCTTTCCAGTTAATCAAACCTCTAGCCAAACCAGAGACTTGATTGGTAGAACGCTTACGCCATCCACCAACTGGACGCATTGTTCCCTCAAACCAACGAACTAAATTGGAGTTATTCCAACGTCCTTTAGATTGGTATGCTGTGCCATTTTTATAGACACCAGGTGGTATTTGTAGTGGTAAATAAGCCATATTCGCAGTCTATCAGGTTGCAATACTTGACACAAATGTCATAGTCGCTATGACTGATGGCACAGCAGGTCTTGTTGGGCTTGTGCTTGTTCCAAAATGCTCAATGTTTACACCAGTGTTCTCAGTTCTCCACATAATCTCAATGTAATCATTAGCAGCCATGTCAACAAAGAAATTCAATGAAGCAATGATATGGCTAGGGTCGCCAGTACCTTTTCTTGCCACCAAGTGAAATCTGCTATTGGAGTTTGCAATGTTCGTACCATTCTTGCGAAACCAAATATCCACATCTTGACCATCGTTTGTGGTATTTTTTAATTGAATGGAAAATTGAATGTTGTAAAGGCCAGAATTTGCTACGTTTAACCTTGAACTGTTACTCAATGTGACTGCATTAGAGTAGTCGGTTGTATTAAAAGTTATTGCATAAGCAGTAGTAGTGTTAGCCGCTACTTGGTCTGTACTATCTTGAAAAGCTCCATAAGGTGTGTTTATATAACTACCACCATTACGCCCCATCAAAGTAGACAAACCATTTGTTAATTTAGTGAAAAACAACCGCAATACGTTTAAGTTCTGGTTTTGTGTCTCAGAAGAATACTGTTCTGTAGCAGACGAAAAACTAGGAACTGGAGGTATTAGAAGTTGTTTTAAAGAAGGCATGATTATCTTTTAATCCATGTCTGCCAAATAGCACCTGCCGCCATCACTAAACCACCAACCCAAAGGATAGGCTTGGCAGCAGAGGCAATCCATCCAAGAACCTTAACAGCCCCTTGCATGGCATCAATAGCCTCTACAAGACCGCTAGTATTCTTGTCTATAGTATCTACCTTAGTCTCAACTGCAAGCAGTCGATCATAGATTTGTTGGTGGCTTACGTTGTCCATGATTACTGAGGTTTATTAGGATAAACAATGTTTCTTGGGAAACCAGACTGAGCAGTAATATCACGCAAAGCTTGACGATATGTTGCCCAAGCATCTTTTAGTGCTTGTGGTACATCAGGCAATTGAGTCCAATCACTTTCTGATAGAAGTTGATTTCTGTACATTCTTGCTTCTGCCGCAATTTGCGTATCAAATGGAGGAACATAAGCATCAATTGATCCAAACTCACCTCCAGAAGTTCTAGTAAAGATTTCTCTTCCATGAGCTTCTATATCTGAATTTGAAGCAGTAAACGGCAGATCTTCATTAATTTCTGCAAATCTAACAGTCACATTTATAGCTGTATGTTCTGCATTTGCCCATTGGGGGCTTGTAATACTAACAATAGTTAAAGACATTTTATATTTCCTTTATGCTGTACGAATAAAAATGCCCATTCTACCGCCATCACCACTTGCCCAAGTCAAACTAATACCCGAAACATTGCGCCAAGTTCCTGCACAAGTTGTATTGTCACTTACCCAAACATTTCCTTGCGTATTATTACCACCATAAGCAACTCTAAGACTTGATCCTGCGACTGTATCCCCATCTGAAACAGAAGTTCCAGATGGACTAGCAAGCCTGTAGGAGCCAACACCACCACCATTATTTGTATCAATACTTAAAGTGCCAGTTGTTGTAATTGTTCCACCTGTCAATCCACCAGAAGTTGCTACAGATGTAACAGCACCCGCAGATGTGGTTTGAATTGTTGAATCAGGAAACTGAATTCCTGTTGCTACTAAAGTTGTTGCCATTTAAATACTCCTTATGGTGTGCCGTTACTAGACACATTGCTCAATGTAGTAAATACACCCGCACTTGTCATACTTGCAATTGTAGTTGCGCCATATTTAAAGATTAGCTTCCCACCTGATTCTTCAATTGAGAAATTGGTAGAAGTTAACTTTGGAATAGTACAATTTACTAAATTACCAGAAGCAGGAGTTCCAAGTACAGGAGTTACCAATGTTGGACTAGTAGAGAGAACTAGATTTCCAGTTCCTGTTTTAGTGCCAACACCAGAGCCACCCTTGGTAACTTTAAGAAATGCACCAGTATCAAACAAACCATCAATGGTGTCTAAGTCAGTATTGATCTTAGTACCCCAAGTGTCAGTAGATGCACCAACTTCTGGCTTGGTAAGACCTAAATTTGTGGTTGTAGTATCAGCCATATTTACCTCTTAATTTACTGTTGTCCAAGATTCTGATTGATCTGAAACTGTTGTCCATGTCTCTGATTGGTCTGTAGTATCAGTCCATGTTTCAGAAATATCTGCTTCATTTTCCCATTTGTATCTAGCATTTGCAACAACATTAGAAGCAGAGTCAATATTTGCAGAAGTGCTAGTTATAGAATTTGCACTTGATACAAATTCACTTTGAGAAACAAGTTGAATAAGTGCTGTAAATATTGCTTCAGCAGAACTGGTAGCTGAAGATAAAGAATTTATATCTGCTTGTCCTGATAGTGTTTTAAAAGCTGCCGTTTGTATTGAAGATTCTGATGCACTTAATGCAATACCAGAGTAAATGCCAAATGCAGATATGGAAACAGAAGAAGCTGAATTAATTGATACAGACGTATCAACATAGCCACCAGCTAATGATGAAAATGGCGCTTCAGATAATGCGTAGAATCCAAACATTATTTATCTTACCAAGGCGTACCAGAGGAAGTTACTGGTGCTTTCTGTAAAGCAATGTTAGCCGCCAAAGCCGCTTCAGTCGCAGCCTTATCCACACCATTAGCCCACACCCAATCTAATACTTCAGCCATAGTGACAGACGCATAGGGGATTGTTGGTGTACCAGAAGCCCATGAACTTGTTGAGTAAATTGAAGCCATGTAATTTTCATCTACGGCATTGCAAGTCCAATGCGCTGTGGTAATAAAACCTGTTGCAGTTTCGTAGTCTGTTTGAATAATTGTCCAAGTAATCATGTTAATCTTTATGGGTGTGTTGCTTTGTAGGCATCAAATTCTGCTTTGAGTTCTTGGATGCACTTCATCAAGGCATATTGCAAATCTGTTTGGTAAATTGACAACCGCATCTTTGGGTTTCTTTCCCCAATTGCTTTCCATTACCAACTCAGGTGCAACGGCTTGAACATCTTGAGCGACTACACCTAATGTTGTGCCACCATCTTGCTCAAGATTTTGGTCAATATAATTAAATGTCTGAACAGGTATTGCACAAATTTTGTCAAGGTAAGAAGTTGCAGGGGCAAAGTTTGTTTTCTCTCTGCGGTCAGACAAGTTCACATCGTTACCAGAATAATTGCCCAAACCACCATTAGAACGTAATTGAATTCTTGTTGCGGATGTATCTCCACAAACTAAAAACTCAAATCCTGTTGAATTTGGGGATGCACCTGAATACTTTATGTAGCTGCCATAAGGCGATGTATTTGTACTTTCTAAATAACCAGCATAATCACCGCCCGTAGTCTTAACATAAAGTTGAGTTGTTCCAGCATTCGTTACAGTAGCTGTAGAGCCAATTAAAACTTGACCATCTGATGTAATTCTGGCTCTTTCTGTTTTAGAAGAACCAGAACCAAAAGCTAAAGCATTGTCAGAAGATAATTTAACATTACCGCTTGCATGATGAAATCGAGCCGACCCCGTTACATTATCCGAAAAAATAACACTAACACCGCTAACAACATCCATAACTTCAAATTTGGCATAAGTGCCAGGGCTTGTAGTAGCAACACCAACACTTCCAGTTGTGTAATAAATATTAGAACCAGTAGTTGTCCACTGGCTTGCACTTACAGTTGACCAAGTAGGCGCACTAGCACCTGCAGAAGTCAATACTTGACCACTAGTTCCTGCGGCTGTATATGCGTGAGCAGTTCCAGTTCCATATCCAATTCCACCTGCAGTTGCCGTGGCAGTAGAATTTGTACCACCATTAGCAATCGGCAAAGTACCCGT